TGATTTTATCCCGAACGATGAAGCCGCGGCTGAGAAGGAACTCAAAAGCCTCGGTGTTGGCGATCGTCTTCGGTCTCTCACGAACAGTGAAGGAGAAGCTCGCTATGATGGTCAGAAGTATATGTCCTTCAAGCAGAACGCTACCCGAAAGGACGGTACTCCTAACCAGCCGATCCGCGTCGTGGACATTCACGGTAAGCCTTGGCCGCAGGATGTTCTGATCGGTAATGAATCGGTCGCAGACGTTAAGTTTGTTGTGATCGACAACGGGAAGGGTCGTTTTAACGGCGTCTACCCGCGCTCCATTCGCATTCTTGAATTGGTCCCCTACCAAAGCCAAGAGTTCGAACCGATTGATGAGGATGATGAGTTTTTCAAGAAGGCCGAAGAGCAGGAGCGACAGCTTCGTATGCTTGCCGGTTCTCAGCCTAAGAAGGATTTCTCCGACCTTCCTACGTATGATGAACTCGACGACGATATCGACATCTACTAAGGTCTTATGACCTCTCGTTCGTGGGCGGCCCCGGCGCGATCGAGTATTAGCAGGCTGGGAGTTTCTCGGCTTTAAAAATGCTACCGGGGCTATTTATACAGGAGAGCACATGATAAGAATACGCTTAGAGTATGTGCGCCAGAAGAGAGTTATTGAAAAAGGTTACGTCATGGTAGACGTAGATGAAATGGCTACTCTAGGCGACGTGTACGCCAAAGCCTACGAAAAACAATTTGCTGAAAAGTTAGCCAAAGAAGAAGACGTTGTGGCTGACGATTGGGACTTTAAGATAGAAACAGGACAACAATATGAGTCAGCCCCGCCTCCAAGACCTGCCTGATGATATTTACAATCTCTTTGACCCTAACAATGATCACGAGGTTAACGAAGAGAATATCGAATGGGCCGGCGAAGAGTTCAAGACCCTCCTCAGGACTCGCCTACGAGAACAGCAAGACGGCAGCCCGATGCGAATGTCGGGTATCGGGAAGCCTGATCGACAGATTTGGTACGCTGCTAAGGAAACAGAAAAAGAGGCCCTTGCGCCTAAGACTTATTTCAAATTTCTATATGGAGATGTAATTGAACTCCTCATCCTCTTCCTCGCAAAAGAGAGTGGCCACACTGTCGAAAGAACTCAAGAAGAGATTGAAGTCGACGGTGTCAAAGGGCACATTGACGCCATCATCGACGGAACAGTGGTCGACGTTAAGTCGGCAAGTCCATATGGCTTTAAGAAGTTTAGGTATAACTCGGTTCTAGAAGACGACCCGTTCGGATACGTCCAACAGCTCTCAGCCTACTCTAGTGTTCTTAATCCGGGGCAAGATGCTGCATGGGTGGCTTTCGATAAAGTCTCAGGAGATATCTGTGTCACTTCTTTATCGTCTTCAGTTATTGCAGATTACGAACCAGCCCAGCGAATAAAACATCTGAAGGAAGTTATTAAACGTGACGAACCACCCGAGCGATGTTACCCAGACGAGCCAGATGGCAAGAGCGGCAATCGTAAACTCTCTACGCCGTGTTCTTATTGCGCTTATAAGACAGAGTGCTGGCCGGGCCTACGTGCTTTCTTATATGCAGGAAAACCTCGTTTTCTCACTGAAGTCAAAAGGGAACCAGACGTATTGGAAATCACCGATGAAAGCCCTACTCTTTAGAGCCTCTGATTTCAACCGAGGTATTGAAAGAGTGACGGGAGTAGAGCTCAATACTATTGGCGCTCTTCGGTCTTTGATGATGCAAGTTGAATATCCGATCCTCATAGGTCCCGCAGCCGAAAGTGATGCCCCTGCTGAGGTTACAATCATGATCTATGACGACGAGATTTTTTAATGCGATTTAGAAGCAAGTTTGAGAAGACCGTATATGAAGCTATCCCAAAGCGCCATAAGAGACGCACGGAATACGAGCCAAATGATACCTCTATCCATTACACTCTCCCCAAGCGCTACATCCCCGACTTCGTCCTCCCAAATGGTATTCATGTTGAATGCAAAGGATACTTCCAGAGCGGAGATCGAACAAAAATGCTTCGAGTTGGAAAAGAAAATCCGCATCTGGATATTAGATTCGTTTTCCAACGAGCTAATAATCGACTAACCAAAAGCAAGAACTCTATGATGTATTGGGAGTGGGCCGAGAAGCACGGCTTCGATTGGGCAGAAGGAAAAATACCGGAAAGGTGGTTTAATGAGTGATCTCGAATGGGTAGCGGCCCTGTTTATTACAATCTTGGTTGTATACTTAGTGTTTGGAACTGACGATGGGCCCGACGATGGGTACTGAGAAAAGCTATCCCTCCGGTTGTGTTGGCTCTTGCAAATATAACCATCAAATAGATAAGTGCGAAGGATGCGGACGATCTATGGCTGAAATAAAAGAGGCATATCGCCGCTCTATGGGCAACAAAGTAAGGATGTGACCCTGTGACAGAACAACGAAAACCTAAAATCTTAACGCTGGATATTGAAACTAAACCAGCGGTTGCCTATGTTTGGCGCTTGTTCAAAGAGAACATTCCCAACGACAGGCTTATTCGTCCGGACGGAACACTCTGTGTTGGCACTAAGTGGATGGGCGAAGATGAAGTCAACGTCTACTCTGTATGGGAGCACGGTGAGAAGGAAATGTTCTCTCGCGTCCTAGAGCAGATTAACGAAGCCGACGCCATTATTACTTACAACGGTGATAAGTTTGATATGCAACACCTTATGGTGGGCTTTATCAAACATAACCTTCCCGCGCCGGCGCCTGTCACGCATATTGACCTGTTCAAGTTTGTGCGCAATAAGACTAAGTTCATGTCTAAGAAGCTTAATTTTGTAGCTCAGCAACTTGGTATCGGCGAAAAGGAAAAGCACTCCGGCTTCCAAATGTGGGTAGAAGTTATGGAGGGCAAGCCCGAAGCCCAGAAAGAAATGGCAAAATATTGTGCAAAAGATGTAGTACTTACGGAGCAGGTCTATGAGCGCCTCAAAGGTTATATCCCGAACCATCCCTCCTTGGGCTTTACGAGCCCGGAATGCTGCCCTACCTGTGGCTCTAGCCGGACGCAGCGACGCGGTCGCTACTTCACTAGGATTTACCAGTGGCAGCGGCACCAGTGCACCAACTGTGGATCATGGTTCAAAACTAATCAACAGAAAATTAAGTCTAATGAGTGAAGAAGCTTTTTATCAACTAGTCGACGATCGTCTTGAAGGCTGGGAGCTGTGTGATATGCTCGGCCTTACAGCGATGGATTTGTGTCTTGAGTTTAAGGATAAGATTACCCCGACCAAGATGCGTCAACTAAAAGAGCTTCTTGAAATTGAAGAAGACGAAGAAATGGATTTTAATGATGAAATCGAATTTGATGACGACTAATGCTTTTTTCTGGCTCGGCGAAGACGGCGAGATCGAAGGACTTACTGAAGAAGAATTTGAACAAAAGCAAAAGGAGTGGGAAGGTGAACGACCGGTCACAGATCGAGACGACTAATGACGACCCCAGTAAGATCGGCACTGGTGCTATCAAGTATGATGCTGGTAAGCCTTGTGCTTTTCGAGGTCTTATTGGATACTTTCCGCGGGCGAGCCTTAAGGTCGCAGAAGTTTCCACCTTTGGCGCAAATAAGTACGCGTGGAACGGTTGGGAAAAAGTTGATGACGGCGTCGCGCGTTACTCTGATGCGATGACCAGACATCTACTGTACGAGGCCAAGGGTGAGCATATTGACCCCGATAGTGGTATCATGCACGCAGCTCACGCTGCTTGGGGTGCCCTTGCTAGGCTAGAGCTCATGCTTCGAAAAGATGAAGGGCTTGCTAGGCTAGAACTAAGCCTCCAAGGGAAAAAAGAAGGAATGATTGGTGGCTGACCAGCTCACTCGCCAAACCTGGCCTTCAAGCCAAGCGCAGATTGTTCGAGACTTTGTGAACCAGATTCTTCACGGAGACGATGAACACAAGGCATGGCTTATCCGCGCCGGAGAACAATACATTTATGCAGGAAAGGTCGTAACTAGAGATGATCGAGCAGACTAAAACAAAAGAGTCTACGAAGTGTTCGGCTTAATTGGCCTTTTTATAGCTTCTTATATTGGAGTCTTTTTTAAAGCCTTTCAACAGCTTAACGTGGTCCATCACAAAATTCTATGGGTTATTCCTGTGTCTTTTGTGATGGCTGCGTGTGAAGTGTTTCTTATTTGGCATGTGGCAAAGACACTAAACTTGTGGGCTGTTATTCCTATTGGGCTTGGTGCGGGGCTTGGGTGCATTAGCTCTATGTTTTTCCATAAGCACATAAGAGAAAAGACCAATGAAACGAAAAAACATGACCGAGAAGGATCGAAGGAGACTGCGCCGCAAAAACGATTTAACTCGGATACGACAAAAGCCAGAGTTCCGTATGCGGCGGGACCCCGGCTCTAAGAAAAAGAAAAGTAAATACCCAGAAGATTGGAGTGATTATGAGTGAGTATGAAGATCGGGCAATGCGAGAAGCCTCAGAGGATGATGGAATTACAATTGAAAATAATGCTGTAGTTACCCTTGACTGGGAGCATCAGCGCATGGTTGTTCTGTACGGAGGAGATCGTAACGCTGTTCTCGAATTTCGCAACGCCGAAGAAATGGCAGTAACCGAAAGTGTTCTAGCCGACCCAAACTTCTGGGCTAATTTTCTTAGCACGTTTTCTAGCGCACTGCACAACATGGAGCAAAAAATTGGCAGCGAATAATCCGTTTCCTTCGTCGTATGAGGAATTCATTTACAAGAGCCGTTACTCTCGCTGGCTAGAAGACGAAGGTCGCCGAGAAAATTGGGACGAGACTGTTAATCGTCTTGTTGATTATTACGCAAAAGAGCAGCCGATCCACGAAGTGAGGGATGAGCTTTACAAGGCCATCTACAACCTAGAAGTCATGCCCTCTATGCGGGCCCTTATGACTGCCGGACCTGCCCTTGATCGCTGCCACGTTCCTGCGTACAACTGTGCTTATCTTCCGGTTGACAGTCCTCGTTCGTTTGATGAATGTATGTACATTCTAATGTGTGGGACAGGAGTAGGTTACAGTGTCGAGTCTAAGTATATCGACCAGCTTCCTCGAATTTCTGAAGAGTTCGCAGAAACAGATACAGTCATTACGGTTGCAGACTCAAAGGAAGGATGGGCAAAGTCTTTTAGAGAGCTTGTCTCTCTTCTCATTGCAGGTCAAATTCCAAAGTGGGATGTTAGTCGAGTTCGTCCTGCCGGGGAGCGACTTAAAACTTTTGGCGGAAGAGCTTCCGGTCCTGAACCACTGGTTGATCTTTTTGAATTTGCCGTCAGTCTTTTCCGACGTTCGGTTGGTAGACGCCTTACCTCCGTCGAATGTCACGATATCATGTGCAAGATTGGTGAAGTTGTTGTAGTC